GAAATTCAAACTGGCAAGAAGAAGAAAGATGGAGTTGTCGAAGGCTTGTCTACTTCACGCGGCAATAGTGGAATAGATCGCAGTGAAAACGCGAAATCATCCGATACGCCGCTTAGTAGTATTTTTAGTTAATCAATAATTCTTGGAGGAAAAGAAGTAGTGGCTTATACAGAAATTCTAACGGATAACGGTCTCACTGTAGAACAGTGGGATAATAAGATCTTTACCGAATACCTTGGAATGCTTCAGTGGAAACATTTCATGAGTACGGGGGAAGATGCGATTATCCAAGTTAAGGAAGAACTCACTAAAGAAGACGGAGACGCTATCACTATTGGTATGCGTGGTCGTATCGTTGGTGGGCGGGTAACGGGAAGCTCTCAGGGTGTCGGCAATGAAGGCACGATGGAGTTTTTCAATCAGCGGATCACTATCGACAACTACCGTCGATTGGTGAGGTTTGAAAATGTGCGAATGACCAAAAAGCGTGTTGGATTTAACGTGCTTCAGCAAGGCAAGGCCGCGCTTGAAGACGAATTTGCGGAGGATCTTGACGACGATATTACTGTGGCTCTGGAAGATACTGCTTCCGGTAGGGTGCGCGGTAGGTATTTGTATGGTGCGGCGGATTCCAACTGGAATGCCACTCACGCTACTGCTTTGGCGAATGTCGATTCGACTAACGATCTACTCACCACGGACATTATCGAAATTGGTAAACGAAAAGCTACCATTCCCGTTAATGCTCTTACTAGAATGCGCCCTATGCGCGTAAAGAGTGGTAAGAATTTCGAGCAATGGTTTTGTGGCAAGTTTCACACTTACAGTATTCGTGATCTTCGTAAGTATGACGCTGCTTGGGTGAATGCGAAGCTAAATCTTCCTCCGCAAAGTAACGACATGTCGCCTCTGTACACCGGCGCGAGCTTTAAGGGTGCTTGGGAAGGTGTGCTTGTGTATGAGTACGACAGGTTGTCATTGTTGCCGACTGCTGGTGCTTCTAGCATTCAGTTGTCGCATGGATTGATCCTTGGTGCTCAGGCTGCCGCTGTAGTGTGGGGCCAGCGTTCGAAGTTTGGAGAACAGTCAGAGGATGTTGGACATATTCAGATTTATGAGCTTCATGAAATTCGTGGAATTCAGAAACTGGTGTTCAATCGCGCCACTCCTGAAGACAATGGTGTTGTGCATGTTTTTACCTCTGCTGTGGCGGACTAAGAGGAGACTAAATGGCTACAGGCTTTAACGGTAAATCTCCTCCGACTGTGCTTCCTGCAATTGGAAGCTTTATTCCGCTTATTCCATTCATGGAAACGCCTGCAAATGCTGCGACGATGGATATTGTGTTTCCCCAATTGAAAAACATTCGGGGAGTCATAATTCAAGTGCAGGATAGCGGGAACAACATCGTGAATGGTGATACTGAGGCAGCGGTGTTCGCGGATGTAACGTTTTCTGGAAATGTGCTCACTATCGCAGACGGCACGGACTTTGATTTGTCAGCTTTCACTGGCGGGCGAATCTTCGGGCTCGTTTGGGGTGATGCGAAACTGTAAATGTAAAGGCGAGGGCGGCTCTGCCGCCCTCTTCTTGAACAACTCGAGGAGAATAAATGACTCAATCTCGTGAGTATTTTCTACAATTGGTAAATACTCGTACTAAGCGACCGATCAATGACGACACTGGTGATTTTCAGGTGTATCAGCCAGGTGTTCCTGTGCGGCAAACGATTCGAAGCATCGCGGGTGCCACTCTCACGCAAGAGGTGGTAGGTACTTCGTATCTGTCCCGTGACATGACGGACGGCCAGATTCACTTTCATACTAATCTGTCAGCATCCATTGTTGACATTTCAGTGTTGACGGCTGGCGGGCGAGCATACTTTCTGAAAGGTGTCACCCCAAGTCAGCATCGCATTGATGTTGATCCTGAGAAGTTAGAATATGTCCTTACCGTTGCAATCAATGAACGGCATAGCCACACAACCATTGTTCCGATAGGCTTTCGCTTACGGAAGGGCATGATTGTTGAAGACGTGTTTGTGAAAGTCACTACCGCATTCAACGGATCAGCAGCGGCTAGCAATGCTCAGAACGTTGGACGTTCCGGTGATCGGGACGGACTACTTGATGGTATCGTGCTAAGTTCGGTTGGATACAAGCAGGGAGCGCCTGTTATGTCCACCACTGGTGTTGTCACTACTATGCGTTACGGAGCGGATCTGGCGAAGATTGTCACTAGCACAACTGGTGATCTTGAAGCGTATGTGCGTAAGGTGTACTTCGCTCAGACTGCCGTTGTTTCTAACAATCTTACCATTAGTCGTTTGACGGCGGCTACTCATACGGGAGCTTCCTTCACCGTGGCTGATGGACAAGGGTATGTGTTTTTTGTCTATAAGTTGTCGCCTGTAGAAGCAACCGAAACTTAAACCATAGTTCAATCAGTGTCCTTCTAACACATTACATATATAAGGAAGGTGCAATGAAAGAAATTCAAACAAGGCGGGGGAGACAGCATGTCTCCCTCGTCTATCAGCAACAGGTTATCGAAAAGCTTAAGAGTGGGATTTATTCCACTGAAGCGACGAAGTGTTTTTGTGGAGCAGATGAGGGAATTCAGATTCGGGAAGTGGATAGATATGGCATTCCTCATCGCATGATGGTGTGTTCCGAGTGCGCGTTAGTGCGTGCAACGCCTCGGATGACACCGGAAGCTTATGCACAGTTTTACAATGACGAGTATCGTTATGTGAATTGCTGTCAAGCAGGTGATGGGTGTGAGGAAACGCTTTACGAGCAGGCGGCTGTCCGCAAAGGACAGGCGTTACTTGCTTGGTTGAATGATTGGGCTGTTGATGTGCCTAAAGTGGTAGTGGATTGGGGCTGTCATGTGGGCGGGATGCTGGATGCTTTCGCGGCTAAAGGTTGCGAAACTTGGGGTATCGAAATTGACGTTAAAGCGGCTGAAGTGGCTCGGAGCAAAGGGCATAGAATTGCTGCTAGCATTGATGAATTAAGTAGTGTGATGAGTGTGACGGGAGTGAAGGCTGATTTTGTTATCATGCAAGATGTTATTGAGCACTTGTGTGATTTGAATGAGGTGAGAAAAGTAGGCGATATCCTTACTCCTAAGGGTCACTTGTACGTGTGGACACCTGGCTTTTTCAGTGCCGTTAATCCAGCGAACTTGTTTCAACTGGCGCATACTTATCAATTTTGTGGGCGCACTCTTGAATATATCATGTTTCATCTAGGTTTCGAAGAAATCTATATGGACGAAGATATAAAGTCATTGTGGCAGATTGCCGGAGATAAGCAGCGGGTACAACCGGCAAAACCCCAAGCATGGGTTGAACATATTACCGATTTGATTTTTAAACGGGACAATCGAAGGGTGCCCCGATTTCGAGGCGTATGTAAGTTCACGCCTAAGTTGCTTTATAGCAATGTGCAGCAAAACTTGGCGGCAAAGATTCCTGATATTTATGAATTGTCGGGGAAGTCTTCTGGTGATTTAATTATTCTTGGTGGTGGACCTTCTGTTGATTTGCAGGTGCAGCAAATCAAAGATTTGCAAACACAGGGATATCCTTTGACGACGATTGCTCGTATGTATCCCTGGTGCGCGATCCAAGGGATCGCACCCGACTATGTTGTGTCTCTTGATTGTTCAGAAGAGCAAGAGAAATCCTTTACGCATTTACAGCCAGGAGTGAAGTATCTCTTTGCGTCGGTGACACGCCCATCTTTGCTTCAGATGCTTGATGGGGAGCAATGTTACATTTTTGATTCTAAAGAGAATGATAAGATGCGTAACTTCCGTGCTCAGAATGGCTATACGGTGGCAACGGTGATTAATGCCGGTGGAAGTGTGACGATTAGCTCTCTTTCTGTCGGGATGAATCTTGGGTTTACTGATTTTCATGTCTTCGGCTTAGACTTGATGGTGTCTGATCGGAATCAGACGCATGCTGTGGGTATCGCAGGAGAGAGTATCACCTTTGATTATGTGGACGTTATAATTAAAGATGAGATGATCCTCACCACTCCTTCTTTTTTAGAGTTTGCACAGCAAACGTTAGACTTGGTTGATGCCGGTCATCAAGATGGCTTGCTAAAAAGTATTAAATTTTATGGCGACTCGCTACTGAACAAGCTTTGGGATTCTACCTGGCATGTCGAATTATCTTCAGGAGAGTCGAAAAATGTTTAGCTTTCCTAAAGATCATACCTTTGTTATTGCGGAAATCGGAATCAATCACAACGGTTCCCTAGAGCTTGCTCTGAAACTAATCGATGCTGCTGTAGAGGCTAGATGTGATGCGGTGAAGTTTCAAAAGCGTACTCCGCACTTAAGTTTGCCGTCTCATCTTTGGAATGTTGAGCGGGCCACGCCTTGGGGCAACCGCACAACCTATCTTGCTTATCGTCAAAAGATTGAGCTAGAGCCTCAAGATTACCTACAGATCGTTGATCATTGTAAGGTAATGGGTATTTTATTCTCAGCTTCTCCTTGGGATTGCAATGCAGCCGACACCGTGTTTCATCTAGGAGCACCTTTCATTAAGATCGCTTCCGCTTCTGTGACAAACCTAGAGCTAGTAAAACATATTGCGGAGTTTCAGCGTCCGGTAGTGATGAGCACCGGCATGTGTAATCTAGTGGACATAGACAAAGCTATAGCATTGCTCGAAGACAAGGTGCCTGAACTAGCGTTGCTCGTCTGCACCTCGAATTACCCAGCTCTACCTGAAACCTTGAATCTTCGGCGACTACACACCCTTCAAATGATGTTTCCTGAATTTATCATCGGCTACTCAGGACATGAGCCCGGATTATGGACGACTCTCTGTGCCGTAGCAATGGGCGCTAGAATAGTGGAGCGGCATCTTACTTTAGATCGCACAATGTTAGGCACTGATCAAGCTGCATCGGTGGAACCGGCTGGGTTTAAGAAATTGGTAGCTGAGATTCGTAATTTTGAGAAAGCGCGGGGCTCCGGTGAAATTCGAGTGTTAGAATGTGAAGAGGCTTGTATTAAGAGGTTGCGACCATGAGCATTGTTGCTATTGTTCAGGCTCGCATGGAAAGCACGAGGCTGCCCTGTAAGAGCGTTATGCGATTTAGGGGCAAGCCGATGCTTTGGCATGTGTTGAATCGGGTATGGCAAGCTAAGTGTATTGATGAAATCATACTGATAATTCCGAATGAGCAGGGCAAGCGATGCTTAGTCACCATAGCTGAGGATTTATATATTCCTGTCCGAATATGGGATGGTAATCCAAACGACTTGATTGGTCGCTATGCAGATGCAGCTAGGCAATACAACGCGGATGTGATTGTAAGGGCGCCAGGAGATAAGCCTTGTGTAGATCCCAATGAGATTGATCGAATTATTTCCCTTCAGCAACAACAAAATTGGCATTGGCTTACTAGCAACCTAGATCAAAACATTCATTGTAATGGGTATCCCGGTGGGCTAGGGGCTGAAGTGTATCCACGAAGATTCTTAGAATGGCTTGATAAGTATGTTGAGCATGGGTTGCTTCGTGAGCATCCCCACCTGTGGGCTTTTGCAAATGACAAGGTACTTACCTGTTCATGTCCCACTGAATTTACCAGCCCTGAATTACGCTTTGACGTAAACACCCTTGAAGATTTTCAGTATATTGAAAGCCTGTATTTAAGGTTGTCTGAAGATTTTAGAAGTAGAAAGTTAGTTAATTTAGCGAAAGAGAGCGCCTTAGACATAGCCGTCTAAGGGCTCTCCTTTCCATTTTGAAAGGAAACAATGGCAAACGCATTACAACAAAATCCAATTATAGTCGATACGGTGTCAGCCGCTGCTCTTCTCACTCATCCTTTGCGCGTCACAAAGATTCGATGGGATGCAGTGGGGCACGCCACGGATGACCATGTGGCATCTATTAAAGATCAACGA